TGTTATTTCTGCCCCGGAAATTGATAATGCTTCCTGCGGGACTAATATTTGAGCTAATGATAATTCAAATACATCTCCATTTCTGGTTAATTCGGGTGGTTCCGGGTCTTCGGCTGGCTCACCTTCTTTAATGAAAGTTTTGATAAACCTGTTTTCTATGGTAGTATCAAGCCTTAATACTATCCTATCTATTCTGTCATTATTGGTGTCTCCTATACTTAATTCATGCTGTTTTGGTTCTGTTAAGCGGTACATATATCCTTCTATCCAAGCATAACCGGTGTCAACTTCAATTATCAAATCCTCTACATGATTAACCTGTAAGTTTGTTCCACCGTTGAATATTCCATTTGTAAGCAACCTTCTGAAATATTCAGCAAACTGGTCAGCACTATATTGTCTATCGGGAAGCCCTTGTTCGTCTAGTTCATAATCAAAAAATCTACTTTCTTCTACCACTTATTACACCCCCACATATTTATTTCTATAAGTTATTAATACTCGAGCGTCCTCTTTATCAATATCGCTGTCAAAACTAATAATATTTTTTCCGGGCTTTAACTGAAAAAATGTGCTATCTAAATCAATATCTGAAAAAGCACTTTCTCTGTTACTTTCATTATCCTCAAAAATTACTGATTTCTCGCCAAACTTTGTGTTAATTATTAGCTTTTCATTATCTCCTAAATCTCTATCAACCTTTATATATTCACCTGTGGTTTCATTGGTAACTACAGGATTTTCAGCTGGTCCTTGAAATTCTAACTTTACAGGCGAATTCAAATCACCCTCAATTTCAATCATAGTTTCTTCACCACGCTGGGCAAAAACAGTATCTTGTACTTCGTCAGCATTTAGCACTAAAGGGAACATCAAGCCCCCCTCAATCAAACCAAGGGGTTTAACTGTATCTTTTATATCTTGCCAAGCAGGGTCGGGGGCATAAAGATTAATAATGCACCTTTGATAGCCTCCTCGGCTTTCAGCACCTAAAAATTCAACTCCTCGGCTTACTGCCTTACTAGCAACTGTTATATCCTCTTGCTCCCAAACCAACTTACCTACACCCAGCTTTGAATTGAATATATTACTTACCATTCGCCTTTTCTCATATATGTCTTGTCTATTTTCACCCAACAAAACTACTTCAAGGCTTATTTCTCTTTCATTCAGCAAGGTGTCAATCAAGGTAGCACCATCTTGAAAAGGGGCTTTTTGAGTTTGTATTTCAACATTTTCAATACCTGTACCATTAATTTCAACCAGCTTAATATCTTTTTCGAAAACCAACTCATCTTGATTTGCATTAATATACTTAATCAAATTCTTGCCCCCCTTGCCATTTCTCGACTTCCACCACTTACATTGACATTAACTTCTATATCATTAATTCTTTCCTTAATTTCAACTAATCTTTTTTCATTTTGAACTAATTGTTCTTTTAACATAATAGCATTATCAGTCAGCGATTTTGTAATTTCTTCAGTTTGTAATTTAATATCTCGGCTTATATCGATTAATAAATCACCTAAAAAGTCCTGCGCTAATTCCATATTATCAAATAGCATTTTACTAAATTCAGTAAATTTTTCAAAGAGTTTTTCACTAAAATATTTAAATTCTTCGTGCATTTTTTCAAGCATTTCTAAAAAAGGATTGCTTTCTTGTCCTTCTCGAGAAGTTTGGCTTTGTGCAAAGCCTTTAGGACCTTCAATACCATCTACTAAAGTTTCCCGATCTTCAGGCACTTCAGTTTCTGATTCCTCGCCTTCGTTATCACCAATATAATCTGGTTTACTTATACTGACACCCGGAATTACATTTAACGCACTAATTACACCCCTAATTATTCCAATCATAGCATTAGCAACTGTTTTAATAGCATTACCAAACAATTCTAAAGCAGGGTTTAAAACATCACCTATTAATTCAATAACAGGCGTAATAACGCTAAATAGTATATCCAAAGCAGGTTTCAATAATTGAATTATAGTTTCAATTACCGGATAAATAGCCTCGAGCAAACTGCCGAATACTTCAATCACAGTATCTATAATAGGCATCACACCATCTAATATAATCTCTATAACCGGCAAAATAGCCTCAAATAAGCGTTCAAATATAGGCAAGATAATATCAGTCAGCAACTCAAACAAACTCTGAAAAACAGGCATTACGTGTTCTTCTATAATGCCAAATAAATTTTCGAATATAGGCATAATATTATCAGCCAAAAAGCCAAACAATTCTTCAAAAATAGGTAGCAAGTTTTCCATTATGAACTCAACCAATGGCCTGCCAGCCTCTAACAATTCAGATATAAACTGTTCGTACATTTCCCCTAACCAGTCAACAACTGTCTGAAGTTCTTCACTTTCTGAAATTACATCACTTATAATACTTTTTAGTCCATCAACAATATTTTCACTAATAGTCATAGTTATTTCATGCGCCTTATCAATTACTGTACTTTTGATTTCGTCAGTATATTCTTTGACACTTTGCCATAAACTACTATATTCTTTTTTAACTTCTTCAGCAAAATTTTCAGTTTCCCCTAATACTACCTGTGAAGTTTCCCTAACTGCATTTTCAGGCAGTTCTTGCGCATCTCTAATACCTTGTGCTAGTCCTTCGTTGACATACTCACCGATTGCCATCATTTCACGTGAGGGTGAGAATATACCCAGCGTTTCAGCAACAGTACCAATAACGCCATCACCAGCTAGGTCTTTCAGGGTATCTCGGACAATATTTTCGTTATTAACAATACCATCTGCCAAACCTTGTACCATATCTTTACCGAAGTCAATCATTCTGCCGGGCAAATCCGATACAAAACCAACTATATTATCCCACATATCCTCGAATATACCCAAAACAGTTTCCGGCAAATCACCAAAAATCGTAACGAGATTATCTCTCGTATTAGTAACAATAGTTTCAACAGTATCAAGCGAATTTTCCCATATCTGCGACAATCCATTAACTGCTCTTTCAAAGTCGCCAGTTAATAAACCTGCAACAGTTTCCAACACACCCTCAATTATACCGAATACATTTTCAACTACCGACCTAATAGTATCAAGATTTGTCTTGATCATTGACACAATATCATCACCAAATATATCCCAAAAATCTTCGAATATATCAACCAAAGCAACTACAATATCTGTAACTGCCTCTGCTATTCCTTCAAACTTATCAGCGAACTCATCTAAAAAACCACTAATTTCGCCATCATCTGCAAATATATTCTGAACTACACCAGTAACTGTTTCAAAAACTTCAGCAACTTTCGGACCCCACTCCTCGAGAAAATCAAGTGTGCTTTCGATAGCACCGATTAGTTGCTCGCCTATAACTTCCATGAACGGATATAAATATTGCCTTTGAATTAATGTCCATCTTTCGCCTAATGACTTATCAAAGGTTTCGGAGGCGTCCTCGACAGTTCCTTCACTATCTTGGATTGTTTCCATCATTTCCTCCATGCCCATTTCGCCATCTTCTAACGCCCTAACCATATCAGTTCCGGCTCGGCGTCCTAATATATCCAAAGCGTCTGACATTTCTTCAGAACTCAATTCACCTTCATTAAGTTTTCCCATTAACTGCTCTAATCTATCCTCGGTCGAAGTCATATTGCCATCAGCATCACGAAGTGTTATTCCTAGACCTTCTAACGCCTCGGCTTGATCATCAGTAGGGTCCTCTAATCTCGTCATAGCGTTACGCAAACCTCTAGTTGCAGTAGCACTATCAACACCCATCTTTTCAAACTGACCTAACATAGCAGTTGTTTCGTCAAAGTCCATACCAATAGCCTCTGCAACAGGTGCTAATTCAGCCATATTCTTTTGCAAATCCTCGACACCTATTCCAGTATCTTGAGCAACTGCTGTAAATGTGTCCATCACTTCAGTTTGGTCGTCTAAATCTTGACCCCACGCCTGTTGTACGCCATGCAATTGCTCAACTGCATCAGCAGTATCCTGTCCAGTAACTTTCCCATAATCCAAAAAGTCCTGTTCCATTCCTTCAACTGCATCACCATGTCTTTGGTGCATAGCAGTAACTGCGTCCCCAAGTTCTTCATAACTGTCAGTATTGACTTTATGCAAATCTTGAACTGTATTTTGAAAACTTTCCATTTCTTCTTCGGTCGCACCAGTAGCAACTGCAAAATCATTAGTAGCATCATCAAGTTCCTTCATACTCTGCGTACCCTTAACTGCCATACCAGCAAGTGCAGCACCAGCAGTAGCAGTAGCACCTACTACACCAGTTTTGAGAATATTTGCCAGTCCACCACTCGAACTTTCAGCCTCGGCCATGCCTTTTTGAAAATCACTATCGTCAAGTTCTAGCGACTGGTATAATTCACCAACTTTAATTGGCATCTTTCCACCTCCTAAACGCCCAACTCTCTAAAAAAGTTTTCGGACGCTTTTTTCTCATCAATCTCATCTATATTAGTCTGTCGTCCTTCTCTTTCCTGTTTAAGCCGGCGTATTACTGCTGTATTCGGAGGCAGATTTTTAAGAAGTGTTATAAATCTACGCCAACTCATATTCGTCGTTAAAAGGTCAATATTGTAGACTGACTGGAAGTCTGCCTCGATAGCGTCCCAGTATTCTACAATATCCAAATCTAGTTTCCCGAATTACCTTCTTCAGCATCTTTTTCGTCTTGCGTTCTATACATTTTCCATATTTGCTTAAGTAACCATTGAGCGTCCTCAATATTAGCGTCATTTTCTTTCAATACTTCAAGCGCCTCTTTCCCTATCATCTGCTCTAACGCTGTAAAAATTTGAGCCTCTGGTATCGCACCATCTTTCCCGAGTTCTTTTCTCAACTGAATAATATTTTCCATAGTTTTCAATGGTATCTGTGGAGGTAACTCAAATTCTTCACCAAAAGCCTTAATCGTAATAGTTTCTTCCTTTTTTTCTTCCATATAATTATCAAAATCAATAGTTTTCGCCATATTTTCACCCTCCTGTAAAGTATGCCCCTCAATTAAGAGGGGCGTTATATTTATACAGCAGTCATTTCAACTTCGATTAATACATCACCAGCGATATAATATTCTTCGACTGTTACACTCTCATACCCAGTAGCCTCAACTGTGTAATCATAGTAATCGCAAGCAACCTCTGCAAAGATAACTTCACCACTATCATCAGTCTGCTTTGTTTCTTGACCCAGAGTAACATCAGCACTTTCAATATCTGTGCCATCGCTCTCATCTGTTACCTTAAAGGTAACTTCGTGTTCTGATCAATTAGGATCCTCTGTCTTAGGTTTTCCATTGACTTCAAACTCAAAGCCCCAACTTGTACTATCGTTAGTATCGCCACCGATAGTATCAACTTCGATTGAGCCTTCGAGATAAACTTCTTTACCGCCAAAAGGGCTTGACATTTTAATCGTTGTAAATCCTTCCGGTCCAATCTCATCGCCTAGTTCTTCTACTAATTCCTGCCCTGCATCTCTTTCGCCTTCTTCACCTTCAACATACTGCCCATCAAAACTTAAAGTAACGCCTCGAGCAACCGGAATGTGTTCATTCCAGCCCTCACTATCAAAATCAGTAGTTTCAGCACTCTCTTTTTCCGGTGCATATTCAAACGAAGTCAAACCTGCTATATCTTTATATTCCATATCCTCATCATCATAAATACTAAAATCCCAATCTCTTGCAGGTACTTTTCTTAATGTAGCCATTATTTATACCTCCTTTAAATGTAATTCAAAGTTCAAACTATATTTATATCGTCCTCGGTCGTCTTTTCCTAAAGCAATCGGCTCGGACTGAACTGCTATACAAGTTATAATTAAATAATCACCTAATTTAAAGCCCGACTTACGCCTTAATAACCTGTGTATTTTTTCAGCTTTTTCTTTCCCCCAGTTTGCATTGCTATCACTTCTAACAACTATATGCAAATCGGGTGACCTATAATCAAGCCAAAAATCCGGCTCCGGTCCTCCGTCACTTGCAACCATCACTGCCCTGTCCGGCTCTTTCGGCATATCATCAATATATACATTATCGCCATAGGCAAGGTCGCTTAATTCTTGTGATATATACTTTGCAAATTCAACTGCAATCATTTCAAACCACCCTTCATAACCTTTGCCATATGGTCAAGTATCCTTTCAGCCTGTTCGTTAGCAGTTCTTCGCAACCATCTTGCTCGACCTTTTCCATCAAAATCAACAGTACCCGGCTCTGCCTCGTGCCATCTTACAGCATAAGGGGTATTGTAAGACACACTCGCCTCAATCAATTCTTCATCAATATTAACTTGACTACTTCCTTCAAGAACACCATCCTGATAAGGCACTGTCTTATTAGCCTCGGTTTCCAGATGGCCTGCCCCTTCTTTCAAGGCTTTTATAGCACTTTGACGAGTGGTTTCAATAACTTCATCACCATACCATTTAAATTTTTGTGTCATATTATCACCCCAAATAGAGGGCAGTATAAGCCAACTGTCCGGATAACGCATTATATTTTCTTTCGACTTTCATCACATAATATTCGTCGTCCCATTCAAGTTTACTGCCTTTTTTAATATTCAGTTCCTCCGAAGTATAAAAAACTGAATTTGCAGTAACTTCGTCACCTTCTTGGTCACGAACTAATTGCGTTTCTTCTTCCATATATCCCTTAACTTCAAAACTGTCACCCCAGTTATCACCCATAGCCCCAGAACTCAAAAGAGGTATAAGCAAAACTGTATGGGGCTGCATACTATTTAGAAGTTTCATCTTACCTTCACCCCTCTGCTTAACATTCCAACGCTCATTAGTAGGTCATAAGCCATAGGGGCGAGTTTATTAACATCATCATCACCACTTTTAGACAACGAAAAATTGCCAATGCTTATAGAGTTAAACATTTGCGTCAATCCTATTTCGTCACCCAACATTAACCAATACTCAACCTGTGCGCAACTGGCCTTCGTAACTTCCGGTGCAGTAATATACACAGTAGTCGGTGTCGTAAGTTCTTCAACATCAATTTCCTCCCAGTATTCATAAGGAGGCTTATTATGACCTTGAGAAGTATGAGCGACAACACAACCATAATAAACACCATCAACTAAAACTAAATCACCAATTTCATAATTGACATTTCCTTCCCACTCATCAACCTCCTGTATAATATCCTCGGTTATTGCAATTTCTATTCCAGCCTTCTGCAAAGTTATATAATCAATAACATATTTTGCTCTTTGCAGTAGCCTTTCAGACTTTCCAGGTAATTCTTCAACTTCCTTACCTAACCAGTCTGCTAAATCATCTAAATCAGCATAACTTTCCATTTGTTCACCTCCTAAAAAGAGGTAAGGGGCTTAACGCCCCTTTTTTAAATTCTTAATTTCTTTCAACGCCCATTAAAGGCATTTGAATAACTGCCATATTCACATCACTTTCATCATCATCAGTACCATCAATGTCAATTTCAAATTCAACTTCGCCATTTTCGGTTTTAAATTTAGCACTTTCAACCGGACCAACAATAGTGCTTTCACCAGCCGACACAGTAGTTTCAAGAGGGACATATTCTTGATTGTCCTTCTGATAATAGTCGCCACCTCTAACAGTAACAACTACATCATCATCCCCTCCTGCCTCTACGATTAATACTGCCTCGTCTGTCAGCATTTCAAATTTATATTCTTCTTCGGTATCAGTACCAGCAGTGAACTCGAAGTCTTTGAACTCATTTAGACCTAATTTAATAGGTGTCAATTCAATCATTTATTTTACCTCCTTTATTTATTCGGCTTTGTGTCTACCTCTAATAGTAACGAGTGCGTTCGGGTCAACTACTTTATGACCATATACATATAAACCCTTAACTGCATCTGAAAAACTATCCTCTGGCCTATAAGCCTCGATATTGAGTATCTGTTCAGCAAAGGTCATACCCCTATTAGTACCAAACATCAACAAACTGTCATTGTCATTACCATAATCTTGACGCAGATTATTGCTGATATAAAAATCAAAACCTAAAGTCTGACCTGCATAGCCTTCGCTCTCAACATCACTTGCGTCAAACGAGCCACTCTGCTCAAATATTTTTGCAAGTACCATTTTCTGCATAAACCAAGGAGTAACAACAGCCCAGCGATTTCCTCTCGGCACGTTAGCCTCGTCTAATTTTCTGTTAGCCTCGGTGATTAACTCATATACATCAGTGCTATCTACTTCGCCAGCATTTTCGATATGATGTGCCTCTTTAGCATTATCAGCTAAATCACTATCACTAGCATCACTTAAAGCGTATGAGGCTTCTTCCATAGCCTCGTCCATTACTTTCGGTCTTTGCTGAGCTTGGTCAATATCATCTATACTGAAGTTGAAGTATTTCGCATTATCAATAGTCAGTATAGTTTGGCTGTCGTCCAACTCATCACGCTCTAAATCTGCACCTTTTTGATAATCTCTTACACTAACCTTACCGATAGAGTTAATCTTAACAGTATCGCCAAAATTAGTGATTTCGCCTTCCCACTCGGTATTAGCCACCTCGGATAATACATGTGATTTTCTTAAATTACTTAATAATCTCGCACTCCAAATTTTAGGAATAAAGTTTTCAAGTGCCATAATTTTTTACCTCCTTATAAATTACCTGTTTCCATAGCTTTTTGTATCTCGTCCCAATTCTCATTAATCTCGTCTTCCGACATTTCATTAATTCTTTCAGCAGTCAATGTAGAACTTTGCTCGCCATTAAAGCCTTCACTACCTCCATCAGGTACACTATCGCCCTCAAAGAGATAAGGATCGCTTTCAGCCAACTCATCAAACTGCTCTGTCAAATTCTTCACACCTTCGTCAGTCAATTCCAAACTCTCTCGGTCAAGTAGGGCTTTTACTGCTTTCGGATTTCGTGCCTGTCTTTTTAAAGCCTCTTTTTCTATTGCATTTTCAAGCCTTTCTTCCTGCAATTTACTCTCGAACTCTTTTTGCTTTTCTTCATTCTGCTTTTCAAGTTCCTTTATCTTTTCTTTAAGTTCTTCACTTGCATTAGTGTCTTGCTTTAATTCTTCCAACTGGCTTGCCCTCTGATCTAACTGCTCCTGCAAACCATCAATTTTATCGTTTAATTCATCAATTTTTTTCTCCTTATCATTCATTCTAGTTCTCGGCACGTAATCACCATCATTTTCACTAGCAAGAAAAATTTCTTCGTCGTCGCCCAGTTGAGCCTCTACTTGACTATACAGTTCTTCGCCTAACAATTCCTTCAAACTCATTGTATTACCTCCCATTGGTTTTACGATTATTTTACGAGGGTAGCGTTCCTCGATTACCTCTTGTTCTTTTACGCCTACAATACCAAAAAGGCGATTTCATAATCTATATTATGGCCTATGGCCTTTTAGCCTCTTACCAAAGTCTTTTTTAGCCTGTGAGGCTCTCATTTTTGCCTTTTTACGCTCTTTAGAATTATTCGGAGTATAATAGTGCCTTTCGCCTTTGTTGTTCTCATAATAGCCGAATTTTTCATTATCTTTCTGCTTATATCCATCAGGCATTATAATCACCTCGCCTGTTCTATTTGTTCTCTTTCATACCTTCTTTTTCGCCCTGTTTCTTCTTCGAAATCTCTCAACCTACCCTGCCATTCACTTACCTTTGATTGTGCCTTTCGTTCTTCCTTTTCAGTAACTGCCCCAGCTTTCCTGCGTTTCCATTTTCTCACGCCTCTTTCAAGGTATCTCTGTTCCTGCCTATCCTCGTAATTTTCCTCGCCTTCTATCGGCTCCGGAGGCTCTGTCAGCCCCTCTATATAAGCAGTTAGATGATGTCCACAATTAGGGTGGTGCAATCCTTCCGATACTGCCTCGTCAACACTGGGGTATCTGTCATCATCACCACTTATAGACAAAACTTGACCTTCCCAGGGGTCGCATATCTCACAACTTTCAGCGTGAGAAGAAACGACAACTAAATCTCGGCCATTTTCTTGAACTCTCTGCATATGAGCCTCTCGGCTAGCATTAGCAGTTTGAGTTCTCGTAGCCATTTCGCAGTAGCTTGATAAGTTCCAACTTCGCCCAGCACTATCTTGAAAACCAGTAACGCCTCTATTCGCCAGTTGATTAAGTGCTTTTTGCGCACCTTCTCGCCTAGTTCCCGAGCCTGTCAAAGCATACTCAACGCCACGATTAACTGCCTTCTTATATACATCATCTGTAGTTCTCATTATCCTCAAATGCGTACTGTCTAACTTATCCTGAAGTGCCTTTGCATGAGTTTCAATGGCCCTTCGATTAGCTTGATTAAGGCCATGTTTAACAGGTATTTCATCTTCGGGCAACGCCTTCCTTAAATCAGCAACTGCACTATCGGCACCCCTTTTAGTAGCCTTTTCAATTATTTTCTTAACTTCTTTTTCATCAACATTTTTCAACTTATCAACGATATGCATTTTTACGCCATTTTTTAGTTCTCTTAATTCAGCAGTTTTCTTCTGCTCCCACTGGCTTATCGATAACGAAGTATCTCTTTTAAGTTTATTGCTTATTCTCGACAGCATATCTCTTTCAGCCTGTGCATATATCCTAACCAACTCTAACGCTAAATTCTCTGTCATATTCGGGCTTATACCCATTTTACGCCATCTCCATCGGGTCGCTCACAGTTATGCCCTTTTCCTCTTTAATTCTCTCTACTTCAGCCTCTATTTCTTCTTGCGACCAATCCTGATGCAACCATTTGACCTTCGTCTTAATAGACGCAGCCTCTGCCTGTTCAATCTTATGCAAGCTGTCAGCAGTTTCAGTCTTATCGTCCGGCAGACTATCAGCAAAATCTATTCTCGGCCTATAAGGAACTACATTATTCCCGAGTATCTTATTATCAACTTTCAGCACCAACTCAAATATATCCTCTAGTGGATTTTTCATATAGTTTTGCTTTTTTTCTTTCGTTTTCAACGATTTTCTCTCTCTAACTCTTAACGCAGTACCACTTTCAGCCCTGCCTTCAATATTTAGGCCAAAACTTTGAGGACTAAATCCAGCACTACTGACGATCCTTTCCATTAAGTTAATTGCAGTCTGTTCGTGTTGCTCTGACCTAATCTCAAATTGATTAAGCGTCAAACCACTTTCACCATCACCATTCGGACCCATATTCAGTCCGGCAAAAACTTGCTTGTCCTCGTCAAAGAAGAAGTCGCCACTATTTCTGTCAAATTCAAGGTATTGCTCAGGTGCTATTATCCTCGCCTTTGCTAGCCTTAAATCTCTTATCCAACTCGTATATACCTCGTCTAAAGCGTCCATTAAGCCCTCTAAACCAGAATAATCACTCTGCCCTAAAGAACTTCCTCGCCATAGCCTGTTAGGTTTCTTATTCGGTATATATCTTACGAGCAAATCATCAATTCCGGTTTCAATATCTCTTTCAAGATCTTCTGTTGCCCTATCAGAACTTAAAGCAATTTCATTCCCTAAATTCGTCAAAGTACCAGCATATAATCTATTCTGAATAAGTCCTCTTTCGTGGTGTTCGATATGCCTCAATACTCTTGTCTTACCAAAGCGTTTTTCTTCTCTAATTTTCCGATAAAAAGTAACCTCTTGCAAAAATCCCCACTTGAATTTCGGTATCGCACTATCAGCCTGTGCCACAGTCAACAAAGGAAAATCGTAATTTTTATTCCAGTTGACTTTCAAAAAACTGCCTCCGATAGCACTATTCGTTTCGCCTAATTCTATAAAACTTGAATAAGTTTCATTCTTATTTACGATTGCATTAATTCGGTCCTGTGCCTCAATGGCGTCCTTCTCTGCATTTTCTTGATTAGCCTCCGGTATAATAAAGTTAGGCATATCGCTAAAAATCAAGTCCGAACTTACAGCCGATATATCACCTGCAATCGGTACATGCAGCATAGTCTGGCGTTCTTCCTTAACCTTCTTCGCCCAAAACCTTCCACTTGGGTTTGGTGTATATACTCTACCACTATGCACCTTCGCTAATAAATTCGGATCGCCACTATACCATGCAGACCATTCAGCATATCTGTCAAAAACCTCCTGCCAATTTCTTGGTGGCCAATGTTGTTCCTCTCTCGGTAAAGGCATCAAATTCCTCCTCACGCTACTAATAAACTATCAATAATACTTGATGGTATCACACTTACTGCATACCTTATAGCGTCCATTAAGTGGTCGTATTTCTTGATCGGCTTATCCTCGCCTTTTTCCTGTGCCTTACTATCCCAACTATAAAGCGTCATTTCCTTCTTGATATGCTCACATCTATCTAAAATATAAAGCCTTTCAGTCGATAACAAACTGCTTACCTTCCTTATACCTTCCAGCACTTCATTATTCGCTTTAACAACATTTTTGAACGCAGGGTGCTTATCTCTCTGCCTCCAAACTTCTAACCTAAAACTTTTAGCCGAAGGGTCAATCGCTATCCACTTCGGTAGTTCGTTCCCCAACCATCTAAACAAATCTTGACTGTACTCACTATCTGTCTGTGATTGTTTCTGACTACTTCCTTCGTGCTTATATTCGTCGATTATATATAAATTGCCATCACTGCCATATCCGATTAATACAAAAGCAGTAGCATTACTCGTACCATAATCAACGCCCACCCAACTTCTTCTAATACTCACTTCTTCCGGTAGGCTCTTAATAACGTGCTTATCAGTATCAAACATATCGTACACTAAACCTTCGGCCAGTACCCAAAGCCCTTTTATATATCTATCGTGCCATACACCTTGATATTCCTTCTTTAACTGCCTTACAAACTCATCTGACAAAAAGGGGTTATCATCTATCGTGAACTTTTGGTGAAATATATCCAACTCATCTTGCCTATCCAGCATTTCACTTTTCAGCCAATGGTATGGACCTTCCGGATTGCAAGTGCCATCAAAAATTGAATTTTTCTTATCAAGCCTTGATTTCAGCATATTGAAAAACTCTTTCGGCCAAACAGTAACCTCGTCAGCTAATACATACTGAAAACCAGCACCCCGCAATTTCTTTTCAGCCCTTGCGTCGTTAGCACCAATGCAATAAAACCTTTTCCCAAAGATTTCGACCTCTCTTTTTCTTCCTTGTATTTCCCCGACATACTTATCACCGAGCATATCTCTTAAGGGGTCGAGTATGTTTCTCATTATAGTAGTTTCAGTTTTCCCTATAATAGCCCTTCGACCATCTGGTAGTTCCTTCAGCCTCTTAGGTAGTAACAACAAACTGGCATGTGTCTTTCCACTTCTAACTGCACCAGTTAATAAGTTCCACCTCGCATCAGCATTTTCTATTACATTACTTTGCTTTTTCGATATACCCATTAGTTAATAACCTCTGCATTAGTCAAGGCATCAACGAACTCATCTAATTTATCTTCTTGATTTTCCAGTTCAACCTTATCTGATACTTCAAGAATTTCGTTAACTTCCCATTGTTCCTTCCGGCAATTGCGTATAATTTCAGAAGCTATCTTAAACTGCTTAAGCCTGTTAAAGTCGCGCTCTGAAAATAACGCCTTGTAAGTTCCGCGTCTAATATTGTTGATTATCTTCTCATATTCTTCTCTTAATTTAGCTTCCTTG